TTTGTAACGGGTCAAGCCCTGCTATTTGATACTCAGGAAGCTGAAGTGGCTGGTCTAACAGACCGGGGGCTGTTTGCGTGGAACCATCAATCATACCAAAGGCAGTTTGCAATATTCTTTTTTCAAGACCCTCTAAGTAAGGCGCGAGTCTCTGGGCTTCATTAGTGACTGCCATTATGACATCCTCTCAAAATTATCCATCATATTATACATACGATTGATGCCTTTATTAATATCCCCATCTCCTGCGCCCTCAACAGCATCACGGGTCATAACAAATTCACCAGCCATTAACATAGCTGGAACATCATCTTTCGTACCAGAGCCTTCACTGGGGCTTATACCGCCATTGCGTCTCGGAAAGTATGTATCTCCACCATCTGCCATGTAATTTATGCCGCCAAGTTGCCCGCCCGGCCCACCAGAGCCAAAAGGTCTTTTTTCAAATTCTGACCTTGTGTCTTCTTCTTCTCCTAAACCAGATAGCAATTGAGCCAATAATCCAGCGCCAATTCCTTGCCCTAAGTCTGTGTTTAAAACTTTAAATAGTAAATTTGGGTCATCTTCTGTACCAGCAAAACCCAATGAAGAAAGAAGTTCTCCTGAAATTGTTTTTGCTTCTGGAGCTGCTATAGCTTGTCTTGTTGTCTGATTTGCCATTTTAGCAGCAACATTTGCCATTGTGGGGTCTGCTCCTTGGCGCATCAAAGACCCTGCGGTTGTTACGGCTTGCGTTGCAGGATCTGCTGCAGGGAAAAATTTTTGCGCCCCTACTCCACCAAGACCAGAAAGCAATGCATATCTTAAAGCATCTTTTGGTTTTCCGCCAGTAGCGACTGCCCCTAAACCAGAAGCAACAGCACCACCTACAGGGCCTAAATATGCTCCTGCAACAACTGGAGCTATTGTTTTTACTAAATCACCTAAATTCATGTCACTACCTTAATAGTTCCGTTATCATTATACAATGCTCCTGTTTCAAGTCCAGAAGGAGATGTAGGTAAGTCAGTGAGAGTTATTTTAGTACCCCTTAACTCACCTGGGTTATTTAGTTGTATCACAAGTTGAGACAAACTGCGAACCATATCATCAAAATACACCCTGTCATATTGTTCAGGAGGTACAGAAAACTGTGGTGGTACTAATTCTCTACTCATCTTCTGCCATCTGTCTTAACATCTACGCGGTTTGAACCAAGCCTCCAAGATACTCCAAGGCCATCACTTTGAACCTTTATACCAAACGAGCGACCTCTAACGCGAGAGTTCTTTTGTTCTGTTGTGCTATTCACAGTAAAGGTATCATTCGTTGTAAAACCCGTTCCAGGAAACCGTTGTCCTTTTAATGTATAGGTTGCCTGCTGTGTTGCTCCGCTACTGGAACGTGAAAAATCTATGTCAGGTATAAATCTGCGTACTAAAGCAAACTGTTCGCCATCTGCTATATCTATAGGACTTGAATCTATAAATGACGTAATAGCAAGGTCATCTGCGTTGTTGCCAAACTCATGTGAATATAATTGTCTTGCGGAAACGGAATCTGTATTATGCGTAGCACCAAATGGATACTCATATATGCCTCTGTCAAGCCATGCTGAACGAGCTAAATTACCATAATACCAAACTTTTTCTTCGTAATTATAAACAACATACCTGTCGTTCTCTCCTGTCCCTCCTGACTCTGAAGGATAGAACCAAACGACTTCACCAAATTCTGTGTTTAATCCAGCTACAACTTTCTCAAAATTAGCTTCATCAAAGTCACTAAATACATAATCTCTTACTGTACAAGGTATTGGTTGAACACGACCATCATATAGATAAAATCTATCTATACCCATCCAGAATACAGCATCATTGTTTGCTATCGCAGAGTTTGAGTTTCTAATCGTGATGTTGCCTGATATCTGAGTAATGCCAAAAGTAAATGGCGGTCCAATAAATTGAAGTGAATGAACACTTGTATCAGTGATTACAATAATTTCGCGCCTTGTTTCAACTGCTGACACTATTTCTGAACCAGAACCCACTCTTATGTCTCCAGCCGTATTTGTCGCTGTAGGTGTCCATGTAAAAGGGTCTTCCTGACTGCTGAACCTGATTAGAAGAGGATCTATATCACCATCTCCTAATGGTGTGGTGCCAAACACAAGAACGTGCCTGTCTCTGTCTGAAACAATTAATCGCCTGCTTTGTGTTGGTGCATCAGATGTTCTTATAGCAAATGGGAAGGCTCTTGTATTTAAACCATTAGAACTATCCCAATAATAAAGCTGACCATTTCTAGGGAGAATAATTAAGTCTTCACCAAAGTTATCTTGTTGCCATAATCTAAGCTGTTCTTCGAAAACAATACCTTGACTTGCAGCTTCTCCCCAGCCTCCTGCACCCCAAGTATCTGCACCCCATCCTGTTCCTAGTAATTGAGTAGTGCCACCTTTGTTTAGAAGATAATCGGCATCGGAAGTACCAGAACTCACCAAGTCAAAACCAGCATTAGATGATAAGGTAATGCTGTAAGAATTACCGCTGATGACAGTTATCTCAAACTCGCCTGTAAGTAAGGTAATTAAGCTATTATATGTTGAACCTGAACCAAATGTTACATTTGATAAAATAACAAAACTTCCTGTAACTGCTCCATGATTTACATGTTCAACAGTAACTTCGGTGCTTCCAGAAGATGTTGTAAAAGATATTAGCCCAGATATGGGGACATTAGCCGCAGCACTAACTGTCCCAACAAAAGATTCAGCTTCAATACCTAGAAAGGAGGTTACTGTAACATCAGCCATATTTAATCACCTACTGGAACATTTGCACTAGAGCCATCAACAGTATCAACAGTAACACTTCCAAGACCTGTTGTGCCAAAAAGAGGCTCTTCAACACTTATATTAACCGTGCCTACACCACCTACAGCCGTTACTCCCGTTACACTTACTTCCACAGGATTAGTGAATGTTACTGTACCTACAGAAGTTTGACCTTCAACACCAGAAACATCAAAAGGTTGTCTTACGGTTAGTCTAACAGGGGTTATATCGTTGTAGGCCCCACCTGATTCAATATAATATTTTACATTTGTTCCTACAGATAGATATTTATCATTAGATAATGTAACCCAAGCGTGAAGAGATCGAGGGGTTCCTAAATAAGTCTCTTGAGTATACTTTGCCCAACCGCCTATCTTCTCAGGGTATCCAAAACGAAATCGTACTAAGTCACCATCGACCCATCCTCCCTCGTTACTATAGGAGGTTATCTCTTTATTAATGCCTGGTCGGAACTGTAATTTACTAAGGGGCATATTGTATCCTCATATTATGCCCCTCATAATACTACACAAAACTATTTTGAGCAATATTACTTAAATGGTGGGCCTAATATCCAACTAACAAGACTGTGCCTTATGCCAGAGGTTACGGGTGTAACGCCATGCTTCATATAAGATGGGAACATAATGCATGTTCCAATTCCTGTAGCGTGAGAAGAATTGTAATCTGAAATTTCTGGAAAGATTAATTCTCCACCTTCATAGGAAGCAGAATCTGTTAATTGAATAACAACCGAAAGTTTTCTGCATGGGTTTTGATTCAACCCAACAAAACCAGCATCATCTTCATGGGGCTTGTATTCTCCCTGCTCTACAGAATCGTATTCTGTTATTTGAATAGTTTCTGGTTGATCTAACTCAAAACCAAAATACTGCTGATTAATCTCATTAACTTTAGCTATTAAAGGTAAAAATATATTTTGATTAGATATTATTCCATTTACAAAACAGACATTGGACTTTCTAATGTCTGCCACCACTTGCCCAGAACCAACGGAACCAACAGAGGCTCTTTGTTTGTTTTTCATTTTTTCCAACACAGAGTTACAAAACCCTATGTCAAAAGCATTTTTTATTATCGCTATAGTATTATTCATAACTTAACCCCTCTCTACCGTCATACTTAAACTCTGGATCAAATTGCCCTCCAGCCTCTATGTAATGAAGAAAGACTTGAACATGAAGCATTTTATTTTCTTGTTCTTCTTGTCCTTCAAATCCAGTGTATACCAAAGGATCTCTCCAATGAACTTGCTCACATCCCTTATATATAACTCCCTCTCCTGCTTTCATGCCTAGTGGAATACCATCTATATAGATAGGCCATAAAAAATCGGTGTTATATAATAAGTTTAATGTGACACTAACTTGGCAAGACGGTCTATCTGAATGTCTTTTAAGGTCGTTACCATTTTTGTATATTCTAAAAAAAGAATAAGTAGGATGCAGTTTTTTTCCATAACTTTTTTCTACTTTTGGTTTTAACATAGCCAAAAGCATCTCAAATGTGGGGTGTGTGTAACCTACTTTTGAGCCAACTACTTGTGATTCATCTGATCGAGTTTCTTTTTTTTTGTCAGAGAGTAATGCAAGATTACCCAAAAAATTAGCAAACTCTGCGTCAATAAAACGCTCGACTTTATTTTCCATGATTGCCCCTCTTGGAATTAATAAGGTTTAAAATCTAATTCTTTATCATAACCATATTCTAAATCTAATAATTTTATCACTACGTCTGGAAGATATAATCTAGGTTCTGTTACACCAAGTATAACATAATCTCCCTTTATGTCTTTTTCAGGTATACAAGTTTTACCCTTCCATAAAAATTTTGTTATTATTACATTTCTGCCAGATACTAATTCTGTTATTTTTTTTTGATGACTAACCTCTATGTCAAACCCGTGTCTTTTTAAAGTCTCAACTATCATAGGTGTTAGAAACGAATATTTACCGTTTTCAAATCCAGAAAATAAAAAAGCATCTTCCCATTTGCCCTCATAATCCTCATCAGGAGTTTTTTCCGTTGTGCAAGTTGCAGCAACAGCAAACATATTTAATCCTGATTTTAAAAGAGAGGAAAAATTATTCTTAATAAAGTCTTCAGTAAATTGTTGTTTTGATTCTAAAAAAGGTTTGTTTCCAAACTTCTGTATTAAAGGTGTTAATAACATTTAAAAACCTATTAAAAGAACACAACCATCAGTAGCTTCAATATTAGCATCATATACACTATTCGGACCCGTCATATTTCCTGGAGTATTTATATAACCAGCACTGTTGGGCATACTTATTGCCCCTTGTCCAAAACCAAAGTTATTTCCAGGAACATAATTGGGACTTCCTGTTTGAGCATTATGCCCACTAAACATTGAAGAGCCACTAATTTGATAAATATTTGCAGTTTGAGGTGGATTTCCAGTTTTTGCCTCTTGACCTGGTGAGCCACTGATGTCCGCACCAAAACCAGGAGACGTTCCTGGAAGTTCAACACGGTTAGGAGTCGAATTATTAAGAGTATTCACATTATTAGGTAAAGTTACTGCTTGCAGACCTCCAAATCCTATAACAGTAAAATCAGGTGTTGTAATTGTTGAAGCACCCCCTGGATTTAAAGTATTATTTGAAACGCCATTACCTCCAGCACCAATAGTAATATCTACAGATGATAGGCTTGACGTATCTGCAACAAACATTCCCATAGGAGCCCCTGCTCCACCTGAACGCCTCGAAAAGTCAACGTTTGGTGAATTATTTCTGCTAGTATTACCACCGCCACCGCCACCGCCACCTACGGCATAAAAAAGAGTTGTACTAGAACCTATTCCTGCCGTTGCTCCAGGAGTAGTGGATGTATATAAAGAAGCAGTCCCACCCCCAGATATGTTGGCATTGTTAGCTAGATTTAAAGAATTTCCACTAATAGACCCAAGAGCCGCGTTGTTATCGATAACAACAGTGTTTCCTATTTTATATGACATATTTTAATCCTCGTAAATAATATCTGGTCTTGATGGGAAAGTATCTTCCTCTGTAGAAGAAGGGTTTTTTCTTATTGCTCTTAAAGAAGCTCTATATGCTTTCCATTCTACAACATTTGCAGCAGTTAATCCAACATCAGGTAAGACAGTCCAATCCGATTTATCTAAACCGTCTTGTGCGTCAAATTTATTTCGTTCAAAAAAAGTATAAACCTTAGTAAACTGCTGAGTGGTTGAGTTGTATTCGTCTCTTATGCCATAACCTTTATTCGATCCAGATAAAAGAATATAATCAGACCCAAGAGACGTTTCTGATTCTACAACATTGGCTATGATATAGGTGTCTTCACTACCTTCTTTTATTTCTAACTTTGCATACTGAGCCATTTTACTTTCCTAATTTAAACATTTCTAGAACCAACAAGCTCAAGCCAACCAGTAGCTATGTACTTGACATCATCTTCGTACACAGGATTTCCCCTATGAGGGTGCGTAAAACCAGCAGGCCATAAAACCATCGTTCCTTTTTTGGGCGGCAACCTTAATCCTTGAGTTATAAACTCCGTTTCTCCATGCCCGTCATGAGATGTTAAATACAAACACCATACCCCTACCCTTAAAGATGAGCCACCTTCCCCGTGTTCTGAATGCCAGCCGTGGAAACCTCCCCCCTCTATTGTTTTTTGAACCTTCACAGAATGTGAAATAATTTTAGAAGATGAAAATCCAATATATTTTTCTTTATACTCTTCAAAGCACTTTCCTACAACTTTATGAATTTCGTCTCCTAAATCTCTTGCACAAGTTTCAAAAAAAATACAATCATCTCGCCTATTTAAAGATCCACCATATTGCTTAGAAGATTGGACTGAATCAACATTTAGGTGCAATCTGTTTTTCCATATAGATTCAAACTTTTTTATTACCGCATCACATAACTCTTCTGATGCTGCGTCCTCGTATATCCCTATATAATCCTGATACTGCCCTAACACTATTGTACCTCTTCTAATGCAAATTTATATTTTTTGCCGTTCACCTCATTGATGATATATAGATTTTCTTGCCCCTCTTGAATACGCCAACGGCCTGACGTACCATCTACATTATTTACCCTGTTTTGCACATTATTGTCCAGAACTAAGTCCCCAGAAGTAATGTCCCCTGTTACAGACAAATTACGAATATTGCTAACATCTCTATTAGCGTCTGCTATAACAGCTTTAGACGCAGCAACCGTTCCTGCTGTCGTGTCCACATAGTTTAACTCTGCTGTTGTAGCTGTAACACCATCTAACTTATTCAACTCTGCGGTGGACAAAGTTGCGCCATCGAGGATATTTAACTCAGCCGCACTAGAAGTAACCTCAGTGCCATCAATTTTAAATGTTGTAGCATTTAGTGAAAGTGAATTAGTAAAATCAGTAACGGCAGCAGTTGCTCCTGCGCCATCTGCATATAATATTTTAGTCGCACCGTCTTCAACGGCTACATTTCCACCAGAACCTTGTGTAAAAGTAGCAGTATGACCAGAATTATTTTGAACAAAGTATAATTTGTCAGATGTGTTAGGTGTTATTGTAATTGTTGAAGCACCCCCTGGAGTGCCTGCTAAAACCAAAACTTTAAATTGACCGTCAGACAAAGTGCCGTTCTGACTGGTAATTAAGTCAAATGAGGTGCTATCTAATGTTACGGATTTTACGCCATTAATAGCGCGATCAATAATATCGAAATTTCTGTTAGTCGTGGTACCCCAAGTACCAGCTTGATCGCCTGTGGCTGGCTTTTCTATGCCATTGTTTAATGTAAATGTACTTGCCATTATGCGGCTTCCTCTGTCCAATTAGGATCTTGAGATGGTTCAATTTCTCCCCACGAAGGAGATTGAGATACGCTAATACCAGACCAACTTGGATCTTGGTCAGGTATAATGCGACCCCACACGATTACAATACCAATATTTACGCTTCCTGACAATCCTATAACGGAAACAGTAGCATTGCCTGAAACAATAGCGTCATTAACACCACCTGTTGCGCTAACTCCTGTGACAGGAACAACAAGAACAAGTTCTACTGTTACATCACCAATGTTGCCTGTACCTTCAACTCCTTCAGGTGATACAATTACACCTATAGATACTGTAGGAGAACCAGTTTCTCCAGTGGCTTCTACTCCTGTTGAAGTCACATTTGCAGTACCTGTAGCAGTGACATCGTTAATATCGCCAGTAGCTTCTAAACCTGTTACAGAAACAACCTGCCCAATTTCTACTGTAACTGTTCCAGTTTCCCCTGTACCTTCAACCCCTGTCGGAATCACATTTGCAGTGCCAGAAACATTCTCCTGTCCAACTTCACCCTGTGCCTCAACCCCTGTTGGAATCGTTACAGCCCCACCAGTAACTACAGTTCCTGTCCCTAATTGACTTGTCGCGCTAACTCCAGAAGCAATAACATTAGCATTTCCTACTGTCGTTAAAGTGCCTAATCCACCAGTTGCATTTACACCTGTGACATCATACTTAGACTCAAGAGTTACATTTCCTAGAGCTCCTGTTGCGGATACGCCTGTCGGGAATACGTTAGCAGACCCCGTAACAGTTTCTTCTCCCAAACCAGAAATACTTGCTGTTGCAGCAACACCAACAACCGCTGCTCCTGTCAAAAGAACAGACCCTGTTTGTCCTGCACCAGATATTCCCGCTGGTAAAACAGAAACATCTATGAGTACAGATTCATCACCTAAACCTGTTGTTCCTGTTGTTCCTGTTAATGTTAAATTTGATGTGCCAATTATCGTTGGGGTTGCAACCCCACCAGTAGCAGATACACCAGATACGTCAAATGCAATATCTGCGGATTGAATACCTAGACCAGCAAATACCTCTTCAGAAAAGGCAACATTTGAAAACATGTTATGCCTCCAGGTTTGCTAAACGGGCTTCTAACTCTTCTATTTTAGCTTGCTGTTCTTTCATGGCCTCAATTAAGAGAGGAACCATTTTTTCGTATTGAACTGTTAAATACTTATCATCAATTGGTGCAGGCTTTACAGCTTCTGGCAAAACCTTTTCTACTTCTTGAGCTATAACACCCACTTGTTGTGCATCATTATTGTACCCAAGAGACTTGGCTGTTTCATTCTCTGTAAAGTAATAACCGCCTAAAGATTTTACTTTATCTAAAGCATTTGGAATGGTGCCATGAATATTTTTTAAACGCTCGTCAGAATAATTTGACGTAATATCTGCGGTAGCTCTAATCTCACCTGTCGTTCCTGAAGCAGCGGTGCCTACTCCAAAACTATCGAATTGTACGTCAGAAGATGTCCCCAACGATAATGAATCTCTAGCAGTAGAACCAGATTCTGCTACAAAGTTACTTCCGTCACCGACTATAAAGTTTCCGTTTGTTACAGCTAACCCAGCAACATCTTGCAGTTGTTGATCAAGACGAGCATTAGGAACAGTGCCGCTAGTTAATTGAGAAGCATTTAATGAAGTTAGACTTGCCCCACTGCCATCAGTGAGCTGGACGGTTCCTGTCGCATCAGGTAGCGTAATCGTTCTATCGGCTGTGGGGTCGGCAACAGTGAGTGTCATTTCGTTGACATCACCTGTTGCACCTTCAAATTTTAAACTAACACCGTTACTTAATTCAACATCCTTATTTGAAAATCTTGTTACACCATTTCCTTGCAATGTAATTCTATTGCTAAAAGTACCTGCTGATACCACACCAATATCTAATCTACCATCTTCTGTGCCGTCAGTTACATCTGCTATGTCTGCTTCTATTTTTGCGTAAACGGTTTGGTTTCCTGCGCTATCCTCTCCGCTGAAGTTAATGTGACCTAATACATCACCATCAGCAGGGCTAGCACTATTGCGAAATAGGTCTAGTGTGGGGTTTTCGGTAGCACCGCCATCTGTTGATGTAAGGGTGAGATCACCTGTGATTGAACCATCACCAGTGCCACTAAAGCCATTGATAACAGGAGTGGTAAGTGTTTTATTTGTAAGTGTACTCGTAGAACTAGCAGATATGCCACCAATATCAGACAAGACTTCGGAGGTGCTTCTACTTTCTAAACCATTAGCTGTAAAACGAGCATATTCATTATCAGCCACAGATGTACTGTCTATCTTTACCGCATTGGTATTACTGATTCCAAATGTAAGAGAAGCTTGTCCACCTATGTCGGACAACACCTCAGAGGCAGAACGACCCTCGATTGCAGTGCCAGCTACTCGTAGGAAGTCATCATCAGCTACACCGCTAGTAAACTTAGGAACATTGGTATTAGAAATGCCTGTGTCTAATACTGCGGCAGTTCCTAAACCTAATGACGTTCTAACAGTATCACCTGTTTCCAAGACAAAGTTTGAACCATCACCTACAATAAAACCCCCATTAGTTACAGCAAGACCAGCAACGTCCTGTAATTGTGCATCTAATCTTGCATTATCTACCGTTCCAGAAAGTTGCGAAGCATTTATTGTTTTATTTGTTAAAGTATCTGTAGAACTTGCTGTAATTGCCCCTATGTCAGATAACACCTCAGAGGTACTTCTGCTTTCTAAGCCGTTGGCTGTAAATCTTGCGTACTCATCATCAGCAACGGATGCGCTATCTATTTTGACTGCGTTAGTATTTGAAATACCAAAGGTTAAACTCGCTTGACCACCAATATCGGACAAAACTTCAGCAGTGCTTCTGCTTTCAAGACCACTTGCAGTAAATCTAGCATATTCATCGTCTGCTACAGACGTACTGTCTACCTTAACTGCGTTAGTATTAGATATTCCAAAAGTAAGAGAGGCTTGACCACCAATATCTGACAGCACTTCACTAGCTGATCTACCCTCTATCGCAGTACCATTAACACGCAAAAAGTCGTCATCCACCACTCCAGTAGTAAATTTAGGGACATTAGTGTTAGATATGCCTGTGTCTAGCGTTGCCGCAGTGCCTAAACCTAGAGATGTCCTAGCAGTTGCTCCTGACTCTGCCACAAAATTACTGCCATCTCCTACTATAAAATTTCCGTTAGTTACAGCTAACCCAGCGACATCTTGTAGTTGTTGGTCAAGTCTAGCGTTGGCTACCGTGCCAGACAGTTGTGACGCATCTATTGTTTTATTTGTTAAAGTATCTGTGGAGCTTGCCGTAATAGCACCTATATCAGATAATACCTCACTTGTGCTTCTGCTCTCTAAACCATTAGCTGTGAAACGAGCAAACTCATTATCTGCTACAGAAGTGCTATCAATTTTTACTGCGTTAGTGTTAGATATACCAAAAGTAAGTGAAGCCTGACCGCCAATATCAGATAATACCTCACTGGCTGATCTACCTTCTATAGAAGTCCCAGAAACACGCAAGAAGTCATCATCTGCTACACCACTAGTAAACTTTGGAATGTTAGTGTTGGATATGCCTGTATCTAATACAGAAGCAGTACCTAGACCTAAAGACGTTCTAGCTGTAGAACCTGACTCTGCTACAAAATTGCTTCCGTCCCCTACTATAAAGTTTCCGTTGGTTACAGCTAGACCAGCGACATCTTGTAGCTGTGCATCAAGCCTAGCGTTAGGCACGGTGCCACTACTTAGATTTGAAGCATTAAGTGCAGTTAAATTACTTGCATTAAAAGCTTCTATGTTGCCACTGGCATCAAGATACACGGCCTTCTCAGCAGGCTGAGTACAGAATATATCTTTTGTACCCGCACCCCAATTAACAGCGGCATCACTGTTGCTAGATTGCAGAATAGTTGTTCGAGCTAATGTAGTGCCAGAAGCAGTATATGTTCCTATACCAACTTCAAAGTCAGAACCATCCGTACACGCATAATAGGTCGTGTTACCATTGCCTATTGAAGCGAATGTTTCAAAGGAAGAATCGGCTGCACCAGCAAGGGTGTAAGTACCCGTGCCAGTTGTAGTCGTAGTTTCCTTGACTCTATCAGCAAGCACTAGGGCCATAATACCCCCCGCTTATTTAAGCTATACGAATAATCGCGCCCGTTGCGTTAGCAGTAGGGAACTGACTTGTAAATGTACCAGC